CGAGCGTTTTGAGACTGTTACGGGAGCATTTGAGTGCTTCCGATTCCCCGGAATGGGCGGGATCAAGAGCATCGATATTACCAAGGACAAGACCGTGGAAAAGCTGGATGCAAAGTACCCGCTTGTTTCTGCTCTGAACGCATGGAGCCTGAAGCGTAACGGTGTGAAGCATGTTGTCAAGTACCTCAACATGGTACACGAGGACTCCAAGCTTCCTATCGGAGCTTGAGTTTCTAGTAAAAACCTGCTATACTGTAAAATAAATGAAAGGTTATATCTGAATGACAATGTTTTCCCTGACTGAGGATGCCAAGGGTAAGTCCCTTGCGCTCTTCTACGCTGACGGTGACAGCGAAACGATCCCCGAAACCCATGTAAGCTTCCAGCCAATCATCGATCTTCTCTTTTCTGGAAAAGCTACTGATGAGCAGGTCCGGGATCTGACAGGAGTCCTTGAGACCGTTGCCCGTAAGATGTCCGCGCTCTCTGAGCGGGTGTCTGTGGACGGCAAGACCGTGTACTTCGATGGCGATCCGCTGGCCGGTGAGCTTTCCGAAGTCATCAAGTCGCTGTTTGCCGAAGGCAACACGAACTTCAAGCCTCTGGTCAACTTCCTTGAGAAGGCCAAGACCAACCCGTCCCAGCAGTCCGTGGATGACCTCTACCGCTGGATCAGGAAGGGAGACTTGGTTATTGATGCCGATGGCGATATCATCGCCTACAAGGGCGTTGGTAAGGACGCGAACGGTGTCTCCCAGTCCATCCACAAGGGCACCGCGTTTGTGAACGGTGTCGAGCACACCGGACACATTCCGAACGCTCCGGGCACGGTTATTTCCATGCCTCGCTCCGAGGTCGATCCGAACCAGATGGTTGGCTGCTCCACGGGCCTCCACGCCGGTACGTACGACTACGCCATGGAGTTCCTGAGATGGAACAGCGAAACCCGTCTGATCCTTGTCAAGATCAACCCGCGTGACGTTGTATCGGTTCCGACCGACGAGCAGGACCGCAAGATGCGAGTCTCCCGTTACTCCGTCCTTCAGCAGATCGAAGCCCGTCTCGAATCCGCCATCTACCAGCCTGCCCTTGGTGAAGATGAGGAAGACGAGGACTACGAAGAGGACTACGACGAGTCCTACGAGGACTACGACGAGGACGAAGACTACGAGGACGAGGACTACGAGGACGACGAGGCATGGGACGACTATGCCGACTGGGAGAAGGCTCTTCTCGATCCCGAACGCTACGAACTTGAGCTTGAGGAACGAAAGGCTCAGGAAGAAGTCGAAGAGGAGCCTGAAGAGGACTTGTCTGACTCTCTGCGTGCGGCTCTGACCCGATTCACCCAGACACATATCCCAGCTAAGCGGGACTCTAACGGAAGGTTTATCATTTGATCTGGCTTGGTGCTCTTGGTACACTGTTACTGTACATCCTACAATTAGTGGGAGTTATCCCTGCTGCTGTCTCAATTTGGGTGATCTTGGCTCCGCTCCTGATCGGAGCCGCTTTGTCCCTGTTGTGGTTTCTTCTCGTCTTATTGATTGAAGCCATCTCAAATTGGTAGTACAATAGAATTACCGCCTTCCACGCGGAGGCGGTAATTTTATACCCTTGTAGTTCAGCGGAAGAACAGCGGTTTCCTAAACCGAAGGTCGGGAGTTCGAATCTCCCCTAGGGTACGGTAAAGTAAAGGGAAAGGATAGACTATGACAACAAACATATATCTGGACGTGGACGGGGTAATCAACTCCTTCCACAAGTCGAGGACTGCTGGCTGGGAAGGCGATTGGAACCTTGCCAAGGTGATCGGATACAAGATTCACTGGTATACTGACCTTGTTGAGGAACTGAACAAGCTCTCCAAGATGGAGGGTGTCACCATGAAGTGGCTCACCACGTGGCAGGATAAGGCCGTGTCAGAACTCTGCCCTTCCCTTGGTATCGAAGGTACGGACTGGGAAGTCCTTTACGCTGATAAAGAGGCGGATGACCTCTTCGACATCCGGAACTGGTGGAAGCTCCGTGCCATCCGCAAGGACGTGGCAAGCACCGAACCGGACAAGATTGTCTGGGTCGATGATGACTTCAAATACGAGCGGAACGCCATCGAATGGGCCGAGTCTATTTCGGACAAGATCCTCCCCATTTCCCCGTTCACAGACTGGGGGATGACAAAGGAAGATTTTTCTGATATAATAGAGTTTGTCAATGCATGATTGTGCTGGATACGCTGCCTTAGCTCAGTTGGTAGAGCACGTTCTTGGTAAGAACGAGGTCACGGGTTCGAATCCCGTAGGTAGCCCCATGCTAGTGTGCCCGAGTGGTTAGGGAGCGGTCTGCAAAACCGTGTACATCGGTTCGAATCCGATCACTAGCTCCAAAAACGACACAGAAAGGAACAACAATGAGTATAGCAACGCTACAGGTGAAGGTGATCAACGCCTCCTACGAGGACTTGGGGCCAACCACACTGGATCGTGCCATGATGCTTGTTGAGGTTCAGGGGCGTGCGGAAGTAGTTGAGTTCGACGAAAATAGAATCATCCGAACAATGGGAGGTAAGGAGTTCTTCCTACCGAAGGTTATTCGACTTCTCAAGATGATCAAGGTTCCGTTCCATTACGGGCCTGAATACTTCTCCAAGTCTGGCGTTCTTCGCAGGGACAACCACACTTGTGGATACTGCGGAAAATCAGCCAAGGATGGAGTTACCCTAACCCACGACCACATCATTCCGAGATCACGTGGCGGAGCGGACTCGTGGGAGAATGCAATTACGGCCTGCCAGAAGTGCAACAGCAAGAAGTCTGACAGGACGCCAGAGGAAGCACATATGCCTCTTCTGTGGGAGCCGTGGGTTCCTCAGAGGTTGTATCTGAAGTCCGACAAACCTAGGCGTAAGAAAAACAAATAACTGATAGCCCTCTATTTGGAGGGCTATTGGTTTTTCTAAAGGAGTTTCATTGATAAAGTATCTAAAATGGCTGTTTGCTCGAAACCAATGTGAGCACAAGAGAATCCAGTGCATCCACGGAGATGCGATCCTTGCCTACAACTGGCAGCGATCCGGCTGTCTGGACTGTTTGGCCCTCTTCCCTGACCTGCCAAACATCTGCTCAGTCACCAACAAACCGCACTGATTTGCTCTTCGCTTTCCAATGGTGTACTCTTTCCTTATGGAAAAGTACATCATCGTCAAGGTAAGAGATTCCGACTCATGCTTCCCGGAGAAGCCAGTCTTCCATAACGGCACTATTGTATGGCCGCACAGTAATCTAGCCAAGATCAGGAAAGCCATTCACTCCACATCCAAGGAGCAATTCATCTCAGCAGCGGATATGGTAACCCATACTGCCTATATGAGTAAGGAAGACTCTGAGACAATCGCTGAGATTTTCAACAGGAACTTGGAACGTGCCAAGAGAAACCATCGAAGACAATAACGAAGAAGCCCCCGTCCGAAGACGAGGGCTTCTCTGTTATAGAGTATCATTCAAAGTCAAGGTACTTTAGTTTTCCGCCCTTTGTGAGGAAGGACACGGCTGAAGGGTTTCCGACCTTACCTGTCCGGTGCCGGAAGTAGGTTGATTCCTGCTCAAAAGCTGGTGTACGGATGATGTGCTTGAAGTTCTCTTGCTCGTACATGCCGGTGTGGAAATGGCCGCACAAAAGGATGTCAGCCTCACCAATGGAATGCCCTCCCCAGTGCTGTCCGCTCCACCAGTCCCAGTGCTTTCCGCGATTCCACTGGTGCCCGTGGGCGTGCCCAATCTTGGAGCCTGCCACATCTACGACCATCGTTAGCTCGTCAAATGGGACTTCCAAACACTCGACGTGGCCGAATGCTTCAGGATTGAACGCAAGGCCCTGAGAGACGGCTCTGAGGGCGTCTACGGCCCATGAATCGGAGCCGTCTGTACTTACCGGTTCGCGCTGCGCCTCGTCGTGGTTTCCCGGAACAGAGACAACCATCAGCCTGTCCGTGAGCGGAGCAAATGCCTTTACTGTTTCAATGATAAGTTGACGAAGAAGGTTGACCTGCTGTGTTGTGCTAAGGACCGTACGGCGTGCGTTTCGCCCACCCTGTGAAACCATACCTTCGATACAGTCTCCTACGAATGACACAAGAATAGGACCAATCTGGTCACGATGCTCATAGACTTTGTTAACAGCATTTTGAAGTGATTCGCGGTATCTCCGAACCGTACCCTCAACACCGTCTCCGTCGCATTTTCCAAGCTGAAGATCTCCAGCAGCAAAAACAAACGCGTAGTCTCCGGTGGTGATAGGCTCCTGTGGCTTGACATCCTTAATGAGGCTGATAAGCTCAGAGATATCAACTGTGTTGAGCTTCCTACGGATGTTGAACTTGTACGATGTTCTCCACGATTCGTCGTATACCTGCCACTTGGAGAGACGAATCTTCCCATCAATTTCGAACTCTTCAGGATCTACACCGAATTCCGTGAGGATCTGAGAAAAATCTTTAATCTTGTCATCGGTCTGCGGTGTCGTGGTGACTTCACCGGAGTCTCCGTCAAGCTCTACTCGCGGCTCCCATCCCTTAGGCGGTGAGACGGGTGGGTTGACGACTCCTACCAACGGTGATACAGTTGAATCATGATCGGGTACAAGGGCGTGTCGGGTTAGGTGTGTGGTGAGGGCGTCGGGTCCAACCTGAAAGCCGTATGTCTGTTCGACGCGTCGGGAGATCTCTGTATATTTTGGACCGATCTCCCTGTAGAGGTTGACTACGAAGTTCTGTACACCTTCGGATGCGTTGCACGTACGGCACTGCTGTGAATATCCTGTGGGGTTAATTGTCATACTTACCATTTTAACATGGAATGCCGTTTTGCCAAAATCCGGTGCGTATGGTAAACTAGACGCATGACAAAATCAACACCCGAACGCGTAAATATTCTCACAGAAGCCTCCTCCCTCATCACCGGACAGCGGCAGGAAGACTACGGAACACCGGAAGAAAACTTTGGACGTTTGGCTGACTTCGCCAACATCCTGTTCGAAAGGAACCTCCGAGAAAACATTCCGCTGTCTCCGCGTCAGATGGCGGACTTCATGATTCTCCTGAAGGTAGCCCGAACCATCAACACTCCGACCCGTGACTCCTACGTGGATATCTGCGGATACGCTGGTATTGCCGGTGAGCTTGCCGAAACCAAAAAGAAAAACCCTTTCCATGAACCTTCTACCTTTGCCATGGATGACGAGCCGACCGCTCCAGACAGTATTCCATCGGCCATCTACAGCAGGATTGCAGGGGACAAGATTACAGGAGACAAGATTACGGGAGTCAAGGGTTAATGCTGGGTAACTTTCAGAAATACGAAGTAAACGTGACGTTCACCATCGAGCGGGAGGTCTTCCCGGAAGACCCCAACGATGTGTACGAACTATCCGAACTAGAGAAACCTAGTATCCT